GTTTTAAATTTTGTTTTTCGCCCTGTCATCCGAACTGAAAAACTATAGATTATAAAAAGTTCGGTGATGCGATCATCCGGATATCTCTGGCCCTTCCGGCGCGGAAGGGGGGCTCAGCTCCTTTAACCAGAGGCCGTGACGGCTTCGGGCCCTCAGTTTTGAGGTGCGGCCAACCCTGTTGGTAGAACGGGCCAGCCAAATTGCAAATCGTCCCCAGCTGCAAGCATCTCGGGTAGATCAGCGTTTGCTGTTTGGCCAGATGTCAGGCAGGTAACCTGTAAATGACCTGTGCCATACTCAGCCGCATGAAACGGTTCCCTCGCCATTTGCGGAACCGACAGACGCACAACCCCATCTCTCCCTTGAGAGTATATGGTCGTATCTGTTGCGTTCGTATTTATAGTCCAACGCGTCGGAGTTGCTCCTAACACGCCGTACAAACGATAGCGGTAACCACCTGACCAGAAAAGAAAACACGACCTCATTGCGCCAAAGAGGGTGAGTCTAAACTGGTAGTAGTTATAATAGGCACGCGTAGTGGTAACAGGTGCTAAATCAAACACATGATCCCAATACGTTGGTTGTACCCCAAGCAACGGTCCAATCCCACTGGCACCGGCTGTTGGATAAGGGACTGGCGAGTACCTTTTAGCCACATCGACCATTGGTCCGATTGACTCTGACGTACAAAATCCTGTGTCAACGTCGTAGGCACATCCCTGTCCAATTGGGGGAAACGTCTTCATGAACAAAGATCCAATAGCAGATTGCGTCTCGATTTCTTTACCTTTGTCCCTGGTTGTCTGCCCCGAGGAATTCCACTCAGAGGCATAATTCGGAACACGCGGATAGGCGAACTGAATATCGTCCCCACCAGCTATCCACACTGCCATATATATCTTAGGAGTCTGGGTCGTGTCTGTCGACGCGATCGCAGACTGACACGTAACAGTGAACTGCGTGTCCGTTTGCCACGGACTTGAAAACGTGGTCGATGCCCACCAATCCATTTCCAAAAATGGCAGTGTGAACATATCGACTGTTGAGCCCTTCACATCAATGACTCTCGAAAGACCGGAGTCATACTCTGTTGGAAAATCACCCGTAAACAATCCAGTATTCGCATATTGAACTACGAACCTGGCCGAAGTAAACGAGGCTGTGAAGAACTGAAGACACACTTTTATCGAGCCACGATACTGGTTAGCGCAAATGCACGCATAATCCAGCGGTATCTTATATGAGGCTGAAGTTGGATGTATTTGAATCGGGGTTATGGTAGCCACCTGATTCTGAGCCGAAAAGGTCACGATGCTCTGTCTCAATCCCGGAATTCTTGCAAAATCCGAGAGAGTATAGTTACGTGATGCTGGCATCCTAGAAGGACTAGGATCAACATATCGGTTCTTATACATCGAAACCGAGACATTTGAATCGGCAATGTCCGTATTGAACAAATCCTGCGAAGGTTCTGAAATGATGCGCGTCAGCTGATTTGAATCATTGGGCTTATCAAAAGCAGCTAACAGGCCTGCAACACCACCCCATCCATTTAGGATTTTCGAGGGTAAGGACAACACGTCTTGCACCGCGTCTCCTATTGTTATTGACGATAGAGCGCTCATCGCTTCTGCCACCGAGTCGGTCCCATTAGTTGGGTCGTCGGCTGGGTGTCTACTCGATCCTTTCTTTGGATATTTCACCATCAAGGAGCTATTTGACGACTGCGTCTCTATATATTTCTTTTCTTTCTTAAATCTTCCTCCCTCAATTGCTCGCAGTGTATTCTCTGAGATCACTGGGCTCCGATTCGGTTGTATGGTCGTTGAAGTTGGGTAGGACATCTTAATATTAGTAAAACGAGCCCACAGCTGTATGGTCACAGCAGTAGGCATGTTGGCCTGTGAAATTGTCAGAGGGGCTAGCACATCAAGATTGAGGTTATAAGGATACCATCCATTATTACCTCCATAAATACTCATCCACGCAAATGGATATGGGTACTTCATGGTCTTGATTACTGCCTCAGCCATCGAACCTTCTATGATAGTCGGGTCTTGAACCGCCCGCTCATCCGTTCTGTAACCTGTCCCCCTCGGGATCAGCGTTAACATAAGAGCACCATAGTAGAACTGATTGGTGTTCAAACGGAACGTTAGCTCAACATCTGCGCGGTAGAACTGGAACTGGCTCATCACAGCCTGATTCCTAGCTATACCGCAGAGACTCTTGTTAATGTCGTTCGTATAAATCAAAGTCCCGGCTGTCTGACTTGTTGTCCAAGTCGTTTCACTAAGCAACACCATGCGCTCTAAAAGCTCGGTATTGTCAAAGCATCCCACACCATGCGCCCTACCTGAGTATGATTCAGTCGACGTCTCTAGCGTGGTTCCAACTTCTCCAAAACTCATTGTTGGGGTCTGGAAAAGGGCAGTCTCTACTGGATCAGTGAGTGATTGTGGAGCTTCTGCCTGAACTCCATTTGATTGTTGTATTTGTGTCGTTGCGGTCAGATTAAACGAGCACCCGTTCTGACCAGACGGGGCCCATATGCTATTATCGACAAGCGGTCGGGTTATTATGTTCAAAGGAGGCCTCTCACTTAAGAGAGCCACCACCTGAGTTTTCTTGATGGGTTTCATCTCCCACGGACGAGTTTATGGTCTTCCCGGGACCTTGGCGGAGCTAGTAATCGGATCGCTTGGCCCCAACCATGTCATCATAGCGGACCATTATCCATCCTTTTCCCATCCTCCTTGCTTCTGAAACACACCATGCGAAGCACTCTTCATATTTTTCTCTTCCAAAGTGAAATGCCTCAACCATGACGGATCGAAGTGTCGACTCTAACACCTCATCGTCGTATCCTTTTGTTGTCCACTTGACCATATTGGCCATTGAGTCAGCGGGCAGAGGAGCCATTATCCCTAGCTCCCCAACAACAAACCTGCGTTTCAAAAACGTCACATCATCCCATTCCATTGTCATCTTACTCGTCTTCGTTGGTGACGTATATTCCATATGGTAATTCTCCCAAAACCACTTCTGTAGATATTCCATATTGTAAGCTGAATAACGCTCAGGTACAGAAAGTACCGAGTCATCCCCGTGGAAGTAGGAGACAATCCATTCCTCCCACTCTTCCTCCGAAAACAAGTCTCTAAACGCCTGCTTATGGATATACCAATTCACAAACGTATTAAAGATCGAGGTTAACCATGACCCGCTCGCATTTCCCCAAGGTCGAACAAACACGAACGCCACGATTATATGCCATGCTCCGCGGAAATTGGCCAAAATGACCATTTCTATCAACACGGAATGTTTACCATCCACGGCATAAACCTGGCAGAATCGAATAAAAGCATACAAGATCTTTATGCTTATATCGAATGACGAGAAGTCACCCGCCAAGGGTCTCCTCCTCTCCTCGGGCCTTCCTCTCAACCTCGAGTACATCCGGCCCCATTGACCACTGTGAACATTCATTCCCAGGGTATTTGGGCATCCAGACGGGTCTACTTCCAACTCAGCAACGATTGCTCCCATCTCCATCTTTGTAACCAACTGTGTTCGCAAATCACATGCAGAAAACAAACGAGTCTTCCCTTGAGCAACTCGCTCCGCATCTCGAATCTCATCTTTCAACGTCTCTTCAAACACAGCTGGCACTATATTATTCTTCTCTGCTTCTCTATACCAATACTCCACATCCGCGCGTACTATAGGATGTATTATTGGGTTGTCCTGATTGCCTGGAAAAAGTTCTTTCCGTGAACGAAAGCCAAGCTTCTTGTAATGGTATCCAACGGACTTCGTCATATCTATTCCTTTTATCCATCCACGGACACCGTACACCGCTTCTTCCAATGTGAGCCTTCTTATTCTCGAGGGATTAAACCCCCGAGGCAGGAAATCCTTTAAACTCATCAAGGGGCGAGGTCCTGCTCCTGCCATCCCCTGCTTTCCAAACTTATCCAATGCCTGTCTCAATGGATAGATACTTTTCTCTCTACAATTCTTCAACATTGCCGGACCATCTTTGGTCTCCGGAAATGGAAATTTCTCGTATCTAAACGGAGTATTAACCAATGCCGTATCCGTAGGAAGGTACACGGCATGGCTATTTGGCAACTTCCCTCGCGCGCTCACTCCTTCCATTCCCTCAGCCACAGTCAATTCAACCTTTATAGGGTCGAGAACCGCATACTGGGGCGGCTGCACATCGTGATACTCTCGCATATCTTGAATTAGAGTGCGCAAAGCATAGGACTCTGCGTATGAAGGTGACCCTCCATTATGTATTCCCATTATCTGTCCGGTAGTCACATCACACCACAAGGTCCCACACATTCCTTTCTCATTCCTCGAATTATTAAACTGCATATCCAACTCATACCCATTCTCCTCTGGGCATGGGTATCCTTTTCTCGTCGGCACTCTATTGATCGTCATTGACCAAGACCCACAGGTCTCGGTATCATACCCTGTGTCATGAGCGTGCGGCAATACATGTATAGGCGTCGGGTGTCCAATACCGTCCCAAAAGTAGTTTATCAAATCCTTATGTTCCTGTACCTCTGCTACTTTAGGGAGTTCGAACAACGCCAGATCTCCTCCAAGCTCCGCCACCAATCGCAATTCCTTAACGTTAAACGTCTTCTTTCCATGTTTCCTAAAAGTTAGAAACCTCTCATCATCTTCATCACCGAGCTCAAAAATTGGGTGTAGGGGAGTTAAAAACGTCCGACCCCACACAAACAATACCCAAGTACTAGCCTGCGGATCGAGCTTTTCAGCCTCTATTGGATGCATCTGTCTTGATGTTATCTTCACATCTATTATATCCTGATTCTGCATCATCCTGTAATACTTATCATGGTAATTTCCTTGAGCTCCGGTCACCATTCTTTTCAATCGTACATTACGCGCAGCTTTATGGGCCAATCTCCCTTGCTTCCTAAAACCAACTTCTCTCTTTGGTTGGATATCGTATCCTTGCACTTCCTTGTGGCATGACTTGGGTAAAAACGCAAAAAGCGCCTTTATAGCAACAAACCCAAGAGCAAAACCACCAAAGAAACGCAACACGTTTCCAGTCCACGAGTTCCGGACATTTGAATATTCGTAGATTTTTTTAACATCCTCCAAATCTACAAGCTTTCCTTCCCATTTCTGGAGTATGCAATCAATCGCTTGCTGCCACCATTCTGGGTCATCTGACGTTGGGGGGATTGACTTCAACCACTCTATCATCATATGGGTCCCAGCTTCGGACTCTCCTGTCTCTCCAGCTGCCCATGCGCTCCTTATTCTCTCATATCGTATATTTGTCATCTTAGGAAGATACACATGGGGCTTATCCATAGCCTTCTCGGCCCACTTTTGTGGCGACCACAGCAAGTGCCTAATTATCCAATCATCAACACGCTCGCACCATGAGCCTGGAACCGGTCGGTTGAACTGGTTAGAAAACCAGTTCATCCGATCAGCAAACCGATCCCAGTCTCCATAGGGCTCGCGCTCCTCAGTCTCTTTAGGCTTACTGCTTGATGCTTCATCCTCGAATCCTTGCGTCTGTCTATCTTTCTCTTCTTCTCTCTTCAGCTGTTGATCCCAAAAGGACTCATCCTCCCATATGTCACGCGGCATGGAGAAAACTCGTCCATGCTCATTTTCACCAATTACCTCATCGTCTTTGAGGGACAACATGAAGCAAATGGGCTCTTCTTCTTCCTCCTCATCAGGGACCATCTCTCTAAAGTCCTGAACACAATACGACACATTAGGATACCTATCCATCCACACATTGAGAAAATCAAACATCTCCTTTTCCTCTTCAAAGTTTCCTATCACTCTCTCGTTAACAATCACAATGTATGGATGTCTTGCTACTCGCAACAGCTGAGTCTGATTCTTCATAAACCATTGAAAGTCACTCAAATGCTCTTCCTCCTTATCTAGATCACGACTTCCCATCATTTCCATAAACGCCTCCAGCCTCTCCGGCGGAACTACGTTTGGAAAGTCATCATCCATATGGCACTGTTCCTCCCACGGTTTATCTCCATCTCCTGATTGCGCTTCAATCTCCTTCTCCTTTCCTTTCTCTTTATCCGCTTCTCGCTTAAAAGCTAGACGGGCAGACTTGAACTCACACGCAAACCTAGGGTACAAAGTGGCATCGGCATTCGACCCAACTTGGTCATGTCTCTCCAGTATCGCTTCTCCAATCAACGACACAAGTTGTCCAAATGTCACCTCTTCTCCTTTCTTTCCATTTAATTCCTGATCAAGAGTCATCTTCCCATCCTTATGCAGGTGAATCCCAAAGGTTATCCGGGACTCAACCGCAGAGGTGTCTTGTATTCCCAGACTTTCCACTCTAAGGTCCTGAACATTCGTCGTCGAGATAATACACCTACTAGTGAAGTAAGTGTGGGATTTCTGCTCAACAGTAGCTACTCGCAACGAATAAGGAGTTGGTGAAATCATTGATATCAAATTCATGGAAGCCTTAGCTCTCGCAGTTACGTCCAGCATCTGGAACAAATCATCAATCAAAACAAAGAACTGATTGTGATAACCATCGAAGAACTCCTCCTGTGGGTTGAAATTGAAAACGCAGTGATATCCAAACGAATCCAAGTCAACAATTATCTTCCTCTCTTCCTGATAATGCTTCACATACCTCCACACAGCTTCCAAAAGTGGACGAGTAAGCTTCGACTTCCCTGTCCCGGGATCTCCATAAAAATGGACAAAAACAGGAACCGGTCTCTCCTTTGCACTCAATCTCCTAGTCTCCAACTCAATCGCACACTTCTGATAAATCTCTCCCATCCGAGCCAACAAGTGACCAAAATAAGGTCGATCCGCTGAGTGCTTTCGCGTAGCAGCCATCTCTAACCTCTTCTTCTCAATTCCACACGCCGTCTCCAAGGCGGCTGTTGTAGTAGAAAAGACTTCCTCTGAAATTCCTTGCTGCAACACAGCTCTCAATTCGCAGACCCTCTCTGAAAATGCGAGTATGTCTCTCTCTCTTGCCGTTCTTCCACACACTTTCCCTGTGAGCGCCTCGTATATCCAATAATACAAATCTTTTGCATGATCTAACAGGTACTCAATGGACTGCGCCATGTTCTTTATCTTCGGCAACTTATCACACAACATCCAGAATCTAGATGTCGGTATGGCAAACATAGTCCTAACAACTTCCAAACAGTATCTCAAAGGGTCTCTTTCTCTTTCTTCTTCCAATTCATCTCCAAACCCTTGTGTCTGTATTCCTTTATCTTGCATCTTCGACAACAAAAAGTCACGGCCGGCACTATAGGCGGTTCCTAAAACCGTCCTCATTACTTCTAATGCTAACACCGTAACTAGCGTAGTCAATATACCACGGACAAGAAGTTGGGCAAACAGATTCTCACAAGTAAACGCCTCTTTTATCTTCTTAACAGCAGTACGCAGCCAATCCCAAACCTTGCTTCCAAGGTCTCTAACCGTATTTATGCCTGAGCTAACCAAAGCCATAAGATCCATGACTTTGACAGCCTTCTCAACATGACTGCTTCGTGCAAATTTCCATCCTGCATATCCTCCAAATCCTGAAATCGCGACTCCAGCAGCCGCGACGAGCAGGGATGCATTAGAAAAACCTTGCGCTTCTATATCTTTCTTATTATCTAACCACTGACGTGGTTTTCCGCAATGTCCTCTAGCAAGATGATCAAACTCTTTCTTTCCAATTGAGTGATTATAAAACTTATTCCAAATCTGCGCTCTTACATTCTTCTTACTCGCCAATATTGCAATCACGATCTTCCGGTATGGTTTCTTATTCACATACGAAAATGCAAAATCACGGCAGCGACCGTAATCCTGCGGCATAAAAATGCTCCACAACCAGATATCAACATGGTGCAAATAAGCGGCAGCCTCAGATTCATCCGATAAATCAATTTGACGTCCAAACTCGAAAACTTGTCCTTCTCGAGCGAGTCTTTTATACAGAGACGCGTATTGTTTCTTTCTATCCCTCTGTTTTGATACACGGGCCCTACATTTAGGGCTCAACACGGCAAGATCAACCTCTTCCACCTCCACATCTTCGCTTTGGGGCGAGTATTTCTCAATCACCTGTGGGTGTATCGCGAATTTCTTCGGAGGCTCAAACTCCGGCAACTTCTCATTTTCATTTGCTTCGACAAAGGCATCATTAACCAACTGACGGACAACGGGACTCATGTCCAGCAAATCTGCTTTCAAATCTATCCCGTTAGCCGCCATATAATCATCCATTTGTGTAGCTTCAAACCCAACTGGGCTCAAAACTATCTGTTCCTCTTTCTCTTCCTCCACATTCTCAGCAAGTATATCCATAGCTTTCGCATAATCGGAGTCATACTTAGGCTGTTTTCTCGCTTTATCCACGTCAGCATCTCGTCTATTCATATGACGAGCACGTGGTCCTCTTCTCTGTGTGTACCCTGGTGGATTCATGCCTCCTTCCCATTGAGAAGGAGGACGATGATATCCATGAGGATGTCTTTCATCCCATTCTCTTTGACTAATTCGGTCTTGTTCCCGAAGTCTAGTCTGAAACTTAGTAATAGTAACTTCTCTAGCCTCATCAAGGCTATTGCCCATCCCAGGCTCAGTACCGAACCCAACTGGTTCGTCTGAGTACTCCATGATATATCGAAATAAAGTAAAGTTTTTCTCTCAAATATGTGGCAGTTTTCTTATTTTCTCTCGATCGCTAAAACCCACCACGTAAAACGATTACCTGTAATCCTACAACCGTAATCCCGTACTTCCGATCCATAGTATTCCGTACTCATAGGCGATTACTCTCATAATGCAATTCACCGCTTCCTTTCGGGAACGCTACTTCAATAGTTTCGGGGCCTACCGCAAAGTAGTGGCTGGGTGAGCCAGGTAGCACCCATTACCAGAATATGTTTTTGTTTATTGGCAGACACAATCCTATTGTCTGCCTCAGGTGTGGAGGGTATTCCACTTGCGCATATGACTTCAATCGTACATATGGTATCACCTAAGATACACCTTTCACTTCTTCAGAAGTTACTCAGCCTCCCCTCTATTATGTTTTACTTACATGTTTACTTATAAGCTAAGCATATCAACATATAAAACCTTAACACGTTAAAATGGCTAAGCCGACAAGAAGCGTTTTACCGCTAAATGCCAACTGAATATTAATTTGATTTTTCTTATTAAATCATACAGGGTTTCGAGCGTCTATCACTACATGCTCGCTAGTCACCGACTAGTACAAAAGACCCCC